CATCAGGAGGTAACAGATCCTTCATTGACTTTGATGATATGATAGAGAAAGCCATATCTGAAATAAAGTTCCCATCCCTAGATGTTTTAATATTGGATGAAGCTCAAGACTGTACACCATTACAATGGTCTGTCATTTATAAGATGGCTGATAATGTAAAAAGAATTTATTTAGCAGGTGATGATGATCAAGGTATATACAAATGGAATGGTGCAGATCCAACTTATTTTACAGATTATTTTCCAGGTCGTAATGTAAAACTTAGAAAGACAAGAAGGTTTGGAGAAGCTATACATCATTTCTCACAGATTATAAGACGAGGTATCTTAGATAGTGTAGAAAAAGAATATACACACGGCAATATAGATAATTATGTAAGAAGCTATTTAAATTTCAAAGAACTTCCTTTTGGTAAAGAACAAGGCACTTGGTTTATATTAGGTAGAATAAATTCATCTGTAAACGAATTACGGATGTTAGCAAAAGATGCAGGATTATATTTTAAAGATAATAAAGATAATAAATGTTTTGATGAGAAACAATGGGATGCAATTAAGTGTTGGACTAAGATTAGTAATGGAAAAAAAATAAACAAACAACAAGCACAGAATCTCTACAAATATATAAGAGAACTTAAGACTTCAAATTATAGAGGTGAAAAGTTTTGGTTAAACGAACCTGATTTAAAAGAATATGATTTTGAAACATTACAAGAATGGTGTGGTCTTGATTTAGCTGCAGAGTCTAAAACAAAACATTGGTATTGGATATTAAGAAGAAATTTTAAACCACAACAGATAAGACAATTTATTAGATTGTTAAAAAGATATGGTCAAGCTGAATTAGATAAAGACCCTAAGATAATCATAGATACAATACACTCGGTAAAAGGTGATGAGGCAGATCACGTAGTCCTATATAGTAAAGCAAACTATCCGGCTAACTTTCATAATAAGAGTAGAGAAGATAAAACCAATGAAAGAAAAGTTTGGTACACAGGTGCAACAAGAGCAAAAAAGTCTTTACATTTATTACGAACAAACTATAAGTATAACTATCCATTAGGAGCCGATTATTTAATCTATGTCCAAGAACGAGGAAAAAATGACAGACGTTGATATGTTCAAACCTTTATTAAAAGCAGAGGATAGACAAATAGGCGGCCGACATTATAAAGGTTATACCATACAGCCTTACGATTTTATTTCTAAAAACAATTTATCTTTCTTTCAAGGAGTGTGTATTAAATACATAGTAAGATATTTAGAAAAGGGAAGAGAACAGGATTTAGAAAAAGTAAAACATTACTGTGATTTAGAAATATCAAGATTAAAAAAATTAAAAAAGAAATGAAGGTATTAGATCTATTCAGTGGTATTGGTGGATTCAGTTATGGTTTAGATCAAGTCGGTTTTAAAACTGTAGCCTTTTGTGAGATGGATCAATACTGCAAATTAGTGCTGCAAAAACATTGGAAAGGAGTTAAGATATACAATGACATTAAAGAACTCAAAGGGGAAGAAGTTATCAAAGAACTCGGAACAATTGATATTATCACAGGTGGGTTTCCCTGCCAGCCGTTCAGTATCGCAGGATCAAGAAAAGGAACAGACGACAACAGACATCTCTGGCCGGAAATGTTTAGACTCATCAAAGAGCTTAAGCCGAGGTGGATTATTGGAGAGAATGTGCGAAACATTATTAGCATCGAAGACGGTATGGTCTTCGAAAATGTGTGCACTGACTTGGAAGGAGAAGGTTACGAAGTCAGGGCGTTCAATATTCCAGCTGCAGGCATCGGCGCTCCCCACAAAAGAGAGCGGATATGGATTGTGGCGAACTCCAGACGCACACTGCGAGAGAGGGGCAAGTTCAAAGGAGAGAATGCAAATGAAGGTAAAGAAGAAAATGCCAATCAGTATCAACGATCAAGTAGCACATCCACAGATAATGTGGCCGACACCTACACAAGACTCAGCAACGGATCGGTCGAAGAAGTACAGTCAGGGAGGCAAACCTTTGACACTAGCAGTCAAAGAACAGATGTGGCCAACTCCACAAGCAAGGGATTGGAAAGGCAGTTCGGGTCGAAGTTACAAGGGACAAGAGAGAGATTTACCCACGGCAGCCAAACAATCAATGGCAATGTGGCCAACGCCGACGGTGAACGACAGCAAGAACAATGCGGGCCCGAGTCAATTCAAAAGGAAAGGAACGAACCTCAACGTAGCAGTAGCCAAGAGAGGCACACAGGGTGGGAGTTTGAACCCGACGTGGGTAGAGTGGCTAATGGGATATCCGGCAGGGTACACAGACTTAAAGCATTGGGAAACTCTATCGTCCCGCAAATCGCAAAAGAAATCGGAAGAGCGATAATGATTGCTGAAGCTGAAGATGACAATTATCAAAGTGGTGGTGCGTACAAAGCTATGTTGAAACTATTTAGAAATAACTTATGAGTTTACAATTATCAATGACATTCAAAAAACATATATGGTCAACACCATCTGAGTTTAAAGATCTGAGTGGTGCAAGAGAAATAGCAATTGACTTAGAAACTAGAGACGACGGTATTGCTGAAGGTCTTGGTGCAGGTTGGGCTTTGAAAAAAGGTAACATCATAGGATTTGCTGTAGCTGTAGAAGGTTGGCAGGGATACTTTCCATTTGGACATTTTGGTGGTGGTAATATGATACCGGATCAAGTTAAGGCATACATTAAACAAGTATGTGAATTACCTTGTCCTAAGATATTTCATAATGCGCAGTACGATGTAGGTTGGTTATTGAGTGAAGGTTACACAGTCAATGGGCCTATAATAGATACTATGATAGCAGCAGCATTGGTTGATGAAAATAGATTCTCTTATTCTTTAAATGCATTGTCTGTAGATTTTTTAGGTGAGATAAAAGCTGAGACTGATTTAAAAGAAGCAGCAGCTGCACACGGGGTTGATGCAAAGAGAGATATGTGGAAGTTACCTGCTGAACACGTCGGATATTACGCTGAACAAGATGCACGGCTCACGCTTCTATTATGGCAAAGATTTAAACAAGAGATACAACAGCAAAGTCTTACAACTGTTTGGGATCTTGAGTCTGAGTTACTTCCTATACTAATTAAGATGAGGCAACGAGGTGTAAGAGTCCAGGTAGAACAAGCAGAATCGTTAAAAGTAGAAATGCTACAGCAAGAAAAGAAATTATTATTAGATATAAAAAAACTTGTAGGAATAGAAGTCGATATTTGGAAAGCAAGAAATATTGCTTTAGCCTTTGATAAATTAAGAATAGATTATCCAAGAACAGAGAAAACAAAAGAGCCATCGTTCACACAAAATTGGTTGTTTAACTCGCCACACAAAATAGCAAAATTAATTTTAAAGGCAAGAGAACTTAACAAATTTCATAATACTTTTCTATCATCAATAATGAAATATCAACAGAATGGTAGAATACACGGTGAGATACAACAACTAAGATCTGAGAATGGTGGCACAGTATCTGGACGTTTAAGTATGTCTAATCCTAACTTACAACAAGTGCCCGCTAGAAATAAAGAGTTTGGCCCTAAGATAAGATCTTTATTCATACCTGAAGAAAATTGTGTATGGGGAAGTTTTGATTATTCTCAACAAGAGCCACGTATGACTGTGCATTATGCAGCATCTGTTGGAGAAGGTTATGATGGGGCTAATGAATTAGTACAAGCATACAAAGATAAAGAAGCAGACTTCCACCAAGAAGTTGCAGACCTTGTAGGTATCGAAAGGACTCAAGCAAAAACAATTGGTTTGGGTTTAATGTATGGTATGGGTAAAAATAAATTAGCAAACAGCTTAGGTGTAAACATAGATGAAGCAAATATTTTAATTAATAAATATAATAAGAACGTACCTTTTGTTAAACAATTATCTGAGAGATGTATGAAGACTGCACAAGAGAAAGGTGTTATTAGAACTAAGAAAGGTAGAAAATGTAGATTTGAAATGTGGGAAACAAAAGACTTTGGTTTACACGTTGCAGAGAAACACGAGAATGCAGTTGCTAAATATGGTTCAGATAATATTAAAAGAGCATACACATACAAAGCATTAAATAGATTAATACAAGGATCTTCAGCAGATCAAACAAAGCAAGCAATGATATCGTGCTACAAAGCAGGATACTTACCAAGTTTACAAATACACGATGAACTTTGTTTTAATTTAGATAAAGATAAATTAGAAAAACAAAAGAAAGACATTAAAAAGATTATGGAAGAGGCCATAGAATTTAAAGTGCCATTTACTGTGGACTGTGAGATAGGTAATTCTTGGGGTAATCTTAAATGATTTATCTATTAAAAGACGACGTAAGTTATTTTGCAGGTCTGTTTGATGGTGAAGGTTATGTAGAGTATTGTCAAAGATATGTACACAAGAAAGGTAAACCAAGACCTTATTGGTATTATTATATTCGTTTGGAAGTTAATATGGCTGACAAAGATATGATAGAGTGGATCTACAATACATTCAAGGTGGGATCCGTGAGTAAAAGAAAAAACTATAATACTCTTTCCAAAAAACAGCAATACAGATGGGTTTGCTCATTTCAAAAAGCATACCACGTTGCAAAAGAAATACTACCTTATTCAAAAGTAAAACGTACTAAACTACAAAAAATTGTAGACCATTATGAAAAAGTGCGAAAGAACGTGTAAAGAAATTAATCTTTTTATTGAAATTTATATACTTTACTAACTAAGCTGAGATGGCTACTGAGTTTTGTAAAGTTTCTTGTACATCCTGATACTTAAGTGAATTTCTAATCGACTTAATATCAGTTTCTGTTTTATGCATATCAACAGTAACACGACCATTTGTCATCAAATCTGATGACCACTTGTGTTCAGCGTGTTGAAGCTTTTTCAACAGTTCTATTTTTCTTGGACTCATAGTTCCTCATAAGTTACGAAGGTCTTTGTTTTAGTATATAGAACCTCTTCTTGAGGTTGTATTCGACCATCTTTCACTTTATTAGAGAACTCCTCTAAAGCTGCTAAGTCACTCACGGCATTTACAGTGCCGTTAAGATACTTACCTAAAGCCCTAGCTTGTACACGATAAGTTCTCATAAGATAGAATAAGATAATTTGGTAGGTTTGTCAACACTATCGGGATCAGAGGGTATACAATATACCTCTACATCGGTCATAGATAGCGAATTTTTTGCGATCTTGTCCTGATACCTAGACATATAAGAGGCGAACTTTACAGAGCAGTCAGCACGGCTTAAAACGCCAGGAAAGTATACTTGGTGGCATTGCTCCTCCATAACAGGTGAATCATTGCATACATAACCAAATATGATAAAAGCATATAGTAATTTCATATCGAACCTTTAATTTATTATTTATTAAATTCAAGTAAATTCTTCTTGACTTTATTACCATCTTATATATCTAGGAGGGGAATGCAAACTAAAAGTAGAAGTCAATTTTTTAAGAAGTTAGTACCTGAGCTCAAGAGTAAAAGTCCTTTATTTATGGAGCTAATAAAAAAGGTAGATGAACAATTATCTCTCATACCTATTCACGATATTGAAGGATGTGATACAGAGGAGTCAATACATTTTGATAGTTATGTATCTTCATTATCATCAGTATCAATAAAAGAAGAATCAGGTAATAGGATATATCCAATAGATGACCCACTAGCGATTAAACTTATATATGACGAATTAAAAACAAGAAGAGATGAGGAGATGGCAGCACAAGCTATAGCGGAAAAACAAGATGGCTAAAATTAAAAAACCATTTGGAAGAGGAGGCTTTGGAGAAGCAGTCGAAACATTTTTTTATCCAAAAGAAACACAGATAAGTCAGATTAATAAAAAGTTCGACGTAATAGATAATAGATTAGATAAAGTAATAAAAGTATGCACGACGTTAAAAGAACAAATAAAAAATATAAAGGAGGATAAGTGAATATAAA